TATTATGAATCTCGCCTATATAATGGGACTAATCAGCCAATACAAGCAACAGTTGATGCTAATCTGATTTATCCTTTGATTCAAAACTCGAGTGATTATCAGGTTGGTCTAGCTAAAGCAACTATACCCCTCAATACAATCCCACTTACACAATCAAATATACCCCTTAAAACTTATGCTTTGGGAGTTCAACAAGGTCAATATATTGGAACCGCATTTGTTCGACAAGTAAATGCTAGTACAAGCAATTTTCTTTATAGTCTTGATGGACTAAGCATCGGAATTTATACTTATAGCTCATCTAGCATTAAACAAACCGGAACTATTGACTTATCGCCATTTATGAACTATGTTTATAACTTCTTTTTAGATGATTATTTAAATGTCTATGTGGCAGGCAGTTCTTCTAATCAAGTATTTGCTGATACATTCTATATTATCTCACCTACTTCTCAACTAATTAGTTCTTCAGCTTATACTAGAATTAAAAGCATCTTTATCAATGACGTTCAACAGGTCTTTTTAGTTGATGAAACACAAGCCGGAACACTAGCTTATGTTTATGATAATGTAAATTCAGTAGGTTCAGTAGCTCTTACTCAAATCGCAGAAATTACTAAAGATTACGCAGGAAATACACTGAATAATGTGCGTTTTATAGTATCAACACTAACAACCATCATTATAGGACACGATGGTAATATTTTAAGCTATTATAACCTTCAAACGGCTCAACCCTATACAGATTATACTAATCCAGCAGTCAATAATATGACATGCGCTAATGTTTTGAATGCCGATAATACTTTAATTGTAGCAGATTTAAGCTTAGATGACGATGGACTTTATGGAACTAATTCAGCAGGTGAAATTGTTCAGGCTTTGGGTAATACAATCCTGACTAATGGAATAGCATTTAGTGCTATGGCTATTACAGATAACGGTTATGGATTTATAGCAGATTCAAATGGTTATGTTGATTATGTTATTACTCCAGTTTCAAATCCCCCTCAAAGTTTTACACAACTTACAACATCTCCACTTATGACAAGTCTAGCATCAAATAAAGCAGGATTATATGGTATTGAGTCAAACAATATTTTAACAACTATCGGTTTATATGCTGGAAATACATGGTCTAATACTTTCGTAAATTTTAAAATTAACAATGACCCTATTCTTTCATTTGATTATAATAATTCAGCCGATACTATTCTAGCAGTAGGAACAGACAATAATCTATATTTATCCAATACACCGGTGGAACCCTTCAATTATATGTATGTGAATAATGGAATAGTTGAAACACGCGGAGCTAGTAATAATACACTAGCCGCCATTAAACCAACTATACAAGTGAATTCAGTTTCAATTCCAGATGTAGTTTGTGTTTCATTGAATGCTTTAAATAGTCTAGTATATTGTGTAGAAGGTAAGGCAGGGTCTCAGGTTGTAGTGGTTAGAAATTATACTAATTTCGGACTAACACCAACCGGAGCAACTATTACTCTAGCTGAATGCGCCGGAACTATCCTTCAATTGATTACTTATAATAATTATATAATTGTACTAGATGGAACTTATGTTGTTCGGACTTATACCTTTGTGGGAGCAGTAGCCACTCAACAATATGCTTCAGCACCTTATCTTTCAACTGATAATATTTATCTAGCTCCATTAGATTATAATACAAACTACCTTATAAGCGGTGTCAATAGTTTCGGAATTGTAGATGCCTCAAATAATGCGAATGTTATTCTTTACAATTTCCCCGCAGGAACATCAGGCATTAATGTTTGTTGTAATATTAATGATATAACAAATGGATGCTACACCGTATTTTGTGGCGTTAATCAAACAGGTGGACTTCAATCAGTTATTAAATATACTTTTACAACTGGATATGCTTCAGTAGATACAATTACAACTATATACTCAATACAACCACCTTATGGAGGAGTGTATGGTGTATGGTGTAATCCAAACTATGGATGGTTATGTATTCTAAGCCCTCAAGAAAGCTCGCCTAATTCAATTATAGTTGTACTAGAACAAAGTCAAAATTATAATTCAGGTGGGGGATTTACTATTAGAACAGAGGGCGATTATGCTACAGGACAGTTTTACTTACTTAATCAAACAATTAACCCTATCGGATGGACTCAGCAAACTAGCAATATCCCGCTGGCATCAGTAGCCGTTTCACGAACTAATGCTAATACGATTTATGCTATTCACAATACAAACAAAACTATTTATCAAGGAACACTAAATGCTGGCGCTATAACATTTATACAAGTAGCGGCTCTAGCTTCTCAAACTTATAATTATATTAGTACAGCTCCTAATAATAGCCCTACATATAATACAACTCTAAGAACTTATACAATCTCATCACAACAGCCTTTGAGTACCTATATAATTACCGATGCGCAAATTAAAACTATCGCAAAAGATGAATCGACTGCTAGTTATATTGTTCCATATCAAAATGGTAATTTGTTCTATTCATTCAACTCTTCTCTAGCTTTGAACTATTCTCAAATTCTGAATGGTGTTTATAACATATTCGCAAAAGCAGGGGATGATATTTATGCCGGAGCCGTTAGTATCTATTCTTTCAGTATATTAATAGCAAAAATAAATGAAGCATTTACAAATGCCTTCAACCAGATGAAAAAGGGAAATCCTTCGCCACTTGGAAGCGCCCCTACGATTAGTTTGAATTATAGCTCAGGTATAGCAACATTAAACTATGCTACAGGATATACTACTGCCGGCAACGCTATCTATTTCAATAATGCTCTTCTTCAACTGATTAGCTTTTATCCTAATCTACCGTATTCGGGTGCTTTATCTCAGCTCAACGGATTCAATCAGATTATACTAGACGTAGGGTCAACCTCTAAAGATCAAACTGCTTCTAGCATTTGGCAATTCAATCAATTAGATAAAATTGCCCTACAAAGTAATACTATTTTCGTGGCTGATAGTTATTTTGGAAACAATCAAACTAACCGAATTATAGCCACTATTGACGTTCCTACTAGCTCTCTTATTGAAAACAATGGTGTGCTCTACTTTCAGCCCAATTTTATGAGGCCTTATGTACTAGCATCTACCAATTCTATAAATCGAATTCAAATAGATGTGCTCTATTCTTACAAAGACTTTACAACCTACCCGCTACTCCTAGCTCCTAATTCGAACTACACGGCTTTGCTTGATTTTATAAAAAAGTATTAGTTTTCAAACTTAAGAAAAAGTAAAATTATTATATTTAAAAATGACTAATAAATACAATCACAGCAAGATCTACAAGATTATAAGCGATAATAGTGATAGAATCTATATAGGTTCTACTACTTTACCTCTACCAAAACGCCTAGCAAGTCATAAATATGATTATACTGATCATTTAAATAATCCACGTGAAAATAAAGGACTTGTTTCAAGCTTTAATATTCTATCTTTAGATAATGTATCAATTATACTATTAGAAGAAGTCAATTGTGAAAATAAAGAACAACTAAGAGCACGTGAGAGGCATTATATAGATTTACATCGTGATGTATGTGTTAATAAAGCTAGACCAGTAATTACCAATGAAGAACGAACTATTTATAAAGCCGAATGGAATAAAAAAACTTATGTTCCTAAGCCTCCAAGGAAAATTTATACTCCTGAAGAAAGGAAGGAAGCCAACCGAAAAAAATGCCTAGCATATCAACAACGTAATAAGCATATAATGATTTTATGTGATTGTGGAATAGAATACTCTAAAAGTTATAAATCCAATCATATAAAAACTAAAGGACATCTAGCATTTCAAAATTCTAAAGTATAAGTTATTGTTTTTATGTTTTTCTCATACTTTTTAAAAAAAGTATTTTTCCAAAATAAAAATAGTTTCTATAATTAAAAACCTATAAATGTCATCCGCTACTGCTCGGCTTGTTCTCGATAATCGTGTCAATGTCAGCCATGAGTTTGATGAACTCATCAAATATTCAGGTGTTAATGTAAATGATTTTGAAATTACGCCTGACGGCTCAGTTTTTACTAATCAGATTTTATTTCAAAATATCGTAACCCCTAATCTTGCTACTACATTGGTATCCCGCAATATGCGATTGAGGTACGATGTTAGCCTTACATATGACTCTACTGCTGCCCAAACCCCTCATTTTTCTGGTGTTATTGATAATTTCTATCCTGCTCAGGCTCCTACTATTGGCTACGATATCAATCAGTTCGTTGATACTGCTCTTCGCGCGCCATATGCCCTTCAATCCTGCTGTGATAGCGTTAGTTTGACTATCAACTCTGGAACTACTACTATTAACTCTCGTCAGGTGCTTGACCCTCTGATGCGCCGAGTTCCTGATGAATACTTAAGGAATCAGTCTTCTGAGGCTCCTTCTATGCTTGATAATCGTGCCGTTCTTCTGAGTGATGGTATTATGCTAGGCAAACAGCCTACTGTTGCTATTGGTGCTTATGCTAATTGGGCGGCCGTTGTGGCGGCTGGTGCTATTAACTTCAACGTTCCTATTGGTGGCGTTAATGTGCCTTATATCTATTCCCCTACGGGTGCGGCGCCGCCTGCTGTTGGGACTTATGTGAGCATTACTGAATTACATAGTACTTCAACTGTTCAACAAGTTTCATTTATTGCTGTTCAGACACTCTGGGTTGCTGCTGGTATTGCTAGTTTAGGAACGGCTTATGTTTATAAACAAAGCGATGTGAGTGGTCAGCCTCTTTCTAAGCTAGAAAATAGCATGTGTGCTTGTACTCGTGGCTCTTTTAAGCCTAATGCTGTGTCTGCTAATGGTAATAATATTACTGTTACGTTTAGCGTTAGCGAGCAAATTGTGATTTCTCCCCTTACTCTTATGGATAATGACAACTATCTGGCAAATGTCAATACTCTCAACCTTTTGCTTAACTTCTCGAACCTGAATGATATGTTCGTAACTGCTAATCCTAACCTTCCCGCGCTTGTTGCCACAAATGTCGTTATTGGCAACCCTCGCCTTCAGCTTCGTTATATTCAGGTCAATCCTCAAGTTGTTAGCATTCCTCGCGTGGTTTCCTACAATTACGAAAACGTTGTTTATTTCTCTAAGACATTTACCCAAAATATCGGTGCTTATCCGGCGGCAAGCCAGTGGCAGCTTCAGAGCGATACTATTCGCCTTCAGGCAATGCCTGCTCTTATCTACATATTGGCGCGCCAGTTTATTCAGAACCGTTCAAATCAGGCTACTCAGACTTTCTACGGTCTTGGCCCAGCTGTTCAGACTGGTGGAACTCAAGCTCAGTTGTCTATTAACATCGGAAACCGAACCGGACTCCTAGCTTCGGCTTCTATCCAGACTCTCTACCGTATGTCGAAGGCTAACGGATATAGTGGAAGCTTCAACGATTGGCAAACTTCTGGCTGTGTGATTATTTTGAACCCTGTTAAGGATTTGGGTGTTGATCCATCTCTCGATGGTCTTCCGCTTGAAACTTTCAGCACTAACTTTCAGGTTAGTGGATATTGGAACGCTAACCCCCAAAATTATGCTGGAATTTATGGTCAGGCTGGAATTCCTGTCGAGCTTCTTCTTGTGTGCGTATATGCTGGTGTGTCTTCAATTTCTACTGACCAGTGTGCCTTTTCTCTGGGTGCTCTTACTAGCAATGAAATCCGCCAAGTTGTTAATAACTCAGGAAAGGATGGATCTATGCTTTCTAGCGAACACGTAACTCCTACTATTCAGGGTAAGGGATTGTTTACTAATGATAAAGCTGTGCTCGGGAAGATGGCCTCATCTGTTCAGGCACCAATGGGTGCCGGTTCTATGGGATATTTTGCTGGCAAGATGTAAAGCGCGCCAAAATGGTGGATACGCCTAGTTTAGTTTTTGTGTTTTTGTCATACTTTTTAAGAAAAGTATTTCTCTCTTATAATAAATATAAAAATGGTTCATTCAACTTATCAGGCATTTGTGAAAGAACATTTTCATAAACTTCCGGCTTCTATGAGTGGTAAGGAAAAAATGAAACATATTGGGGCTATGTGGCGAAAACATTCGGGAGGCGTTAAAGGTTCAGGCTTAAAAGGTTCCGGAATGGTTGGGGATTTCGTTAAGTCAGCCGGTTCTAAAGCTTTAGACCTAGCTAAAACTGAAGGAAAGAAACTACTTAAATCTGAATTTGAAAAATTAAAAAAAGATCCAGTCGCATATGCGAAAAGTGTTTATTCAGTGGGAAAACAAGCAAAGAGTGCTGTTGATAAGCTACGAGGAAAAGGACTTCCTGAAGGTGCTGAGATGGATTTGGGTGGCGCTCTAGCTAAAAAAAAGCGTGTTCGCCGAGTTAAGGGTGGTGCCATTGGTGCCGGAGGTGGTGCCGTAATGAGTGGCGCAGGGCTTAAGGGTGGTGCCGTTGGTGGAGGCGCCGCAGTGATGTCTGGGGCTGGTCTTAGTGGTGGGCGGATGGGTGCGGTTTTTAGTGGGGCAGGTTTGAGACCGGCAGGCGTTCCTACTAGTAATACTAACATTTACAATTCATTTTTATCATCACTAGAGCCATCTGGACAATCTCGTAGCCAAATTAGCCATAATGCTGGTTTAGGTTTTTAAGCTCTTTAAAAACCAATATTAACAAATGGCCTCATGTTGCTAGTTGTCGGAGGTCTTTTCTCTTCTGGTTTAATTGTATGATAATTAGCTGAATATTCGGGTTTTAATTCTTGTTTTTCTTCATTTTGGCGCATTGTATTGCTTTCTTTGATAGTATTGGTTCGGCGTTTTGCCGATTGTTTTGGGGTTTTCTTCTTAATAGTTGCTTTAGCATCAGCTTCAGCTTTTGCTTCATCTAAGTATCTACTAGCATCAATGACAACTGTATTATTAGATGCCCCTTTAGGCATATGTTTGCTTTTCAAAAATGCTTTGTATTCTTCAACGTCCATTAAAATGTTATCTATTATAATATTAAAATATATTATAATTATAAAATGGACAGTGCTCTAAATTCTACAAATATCCCATTAAATGCGGGTGGTGTTTTTATTGGTCAATATGAAAATATTCTTTTACCAACAGCTACTATTTCTTTAATAGCCGATACATCAACCCAAATTGATATTTATCAATCCATTAATAAAATTCAGGTAAATCATACTACATTTTTAACTCAAGCAAATCAATATTTTGAGGCTAATATTACCCTCACCCAACCTTATGTATATTTTTCAGTGAGAAATAACAGCATGACTAACCAATCTTTACTAAATTTTAGCGTCATCTATAAGTCAGCATGGATTAGCAGGAACACCGGTAGCGCTAGTTTAACTTTTACATCAAACGGCTCTAATTGTGTATCGAATTCTATATTTCTAAACCAATCTTCAAGCAATCTAACAATCTTCGGCAATTCAACACCAGCCACAACCCTAGTTATTCAGTATTCTAATGACAATCAACACTGGTATAGCAGTCAATACTCTCTAACAACTAGCGCATCAAGTGATTTCGGGTTTAGTATTGGTTCTAATAGTCTGAATTACATTAGATTATTGTCATCTGACCCAAGTAATGCTATAGTTGGCTTTCTTAATTATTCTTAGAGCTTTTAGAAAAGCGTGCCAAAAGAGGGATACGCCTAGTTTATTTTTTGATTTTTTTGTCATACTTTTTCATAAAAAGTATTTAAATGTATTGTCAATTGCTAGAAGTCTCGTTATTTGTTATTTGTATGTTGTATATAATTCATAATAATTCAGATAATGGAAGTGGTAGTGGTAATTATTTAGCATAATTTTTAATCTTTTTATATATTAAAATATTTGTATAATATTGAATGGCATCTCTTTTTTTAGGCGATTATTTAAGTGGAATGAATAATGGGCTTTTATTAGGTTCTGTAAATGTATTAGGATTAACTGGTGGAACTGGTGGCGGTGGTACAGGCGATAAAGGCCAAACAGGAGACCGAGGAGCCACAGGCGACCAAGGCCAAACAGGCGATAGGGGAGCCACCGGATTACAAGGGCCGACTGGATTTCAGGGAGCCACCGGAGACAGAGGCTCTACAGGCGAACAAGGCTCTACAGGCGAACAAGGCGCTACAGGAGACAGAGGTGCCACCGGAGACCGAGGTGCCACCGGAGACCGAGGCTCTACAGGCGAACAAGGCGCTACAGGCGCCAATGGAGCCACTGGTGATAGAGGAGCTACTGGAGATAGGGGTCAAACTGGATTTCGTGGAAACCAAGGAGCGCAGGGTGATACTGGTTTTATGGGTGAAACAGGCCTCCAAGGTGAGAAAGGCCCGACCGGAGACGGTGGAGCAAAAGGCCCGACAGGCGACGCTGGGGGCGCACAGGGCTATAATGGCGCAACATCTACAACACTGGTTATACTAGCAGGAGCACCTACTATAACACCTACGCTCATAATATTAAATAATACAGGTGATGAAGTTATAACTGAAGAATTCTTAAATATTACGGCAAATGCTATTTATAACGAAGTTCAATTATCAACGTTATTTGAAACTGGCGACCATTACCAGATTAATTATTTAAATAACGCATCTGCCCGTGTTTTGTATTATGATATTTATAAAACACCTACCGAAACTAGAATAACAATGTATAACGCAGCTGGCGCACAAGTAAGACTGGCTTCAAATCTGTTTTATGCGACAATTTATAGTAATGATATTTTATCAACTTATATAGATGGCACTTCAGTCTTCTTCAAGTTAAACGGAGTTCTAAAAGCATCTTATACTATTGATTTCTCTAAAACTAATCCTATTCAATTAGACGTGCTAGCGGCTCAATTAACTGGCGCAGATATTGGAACGCCACTAAATAAAGTATATTATTACCCTACAGGATTACGCGGAAATACTGGTGCTACTGGATATACTGGATATACTGGATATACTGGAGAATTCTCTTTTACAGTTCCAAATAATTACATTATATATTCGAATAGCACCGGCGCAACTGGTTCGGCAGATTTACAGCACAAACCGAATACCGGAGTTCTAACAGTTAATGAAAATCTAAGTTATACTAGTAATTATCCTATAGCAATCGAAGCAGGTTTTAGTGATGCTAAT